GGCCGGCTCCGTCAGTGGAGTGATGATCGACTGCTCTTCAGAGCCACCCTCGTCCCGCCCGGTAGAGACGAGATCCATGTTGTACTCGAACATCCACTGGCTGGTCTGCGGGTCGAATCCCTTCTTGTTGCCAAGTTCCGTCTTTTTCACCATACACTCCATCCCACCGTTCGGGACGACCGGAGAGATCAGATCGACCTTTCCGTTGTACTCCTGAAGTGAGTGGAAGATAGAGAGGTCCTGGTGGAGCATCAGCCCCGCGACGTGGAATTCACGGTTCTTCACTGCCTTGATGGAAACTGACTCTGCGCCACAGGGCGTTCCGTAGCGAGTCAGTTCCCGCTTCTTCATGTTCGTGAAGTCCTTGGGGTAGAATTCTGGAGTGAACGTCCAGTAGGCCTCTTGGGGGTTGATCTCGAATCCGAGTTGTTCGTTCGGATTCGAGGAGACAATCCCCGTGTTCGGGCCGTCGTATCTATCCCCGTTGTAGGGACTGGGTGGGTTAGCAGACATTAGAACCAACCGTCATTTTCTTCGGAAGACCGCGACGTGTTGCCGCCGCCGTCTGGTGTTTGCATCGCACTTTCCCGTTCCATCTCACGCCGCACGGTGTCGCCAATCGCCTTCTCGGAGGCGTAATCGGAACTGCCGCTCGCGTCGATGTTGACCGTCCGGTTGTCGTTGTAGACGTTGCCACCGGAACCACCGACCCCTTCGTCGTAGTTACGAGCAGAGATCGACGGGCCGATGACGCCCGAACTGATCGCCATCCCAGCGAGGACTGACAGTCCGGCAGTGAGGACGCCGACCGCCGCCGCAAGTCCGAGAGTTGCCGCCGTCGCTTGCAGAGCGGTCATCTCGTAACCCATCATCATCAGCATCGCGTTCGAGACGATGGTACTGAGTGCGGAGAAGCCGGTGACGAGTCCGTAGAGGACGCTCACGGTCTTCCCCAACACCAGCATCGCACTGATGACAGTGAGCAGACCGAGGAACAGTTCGTTGTTCAGTAGATTGCTGATGAAGACCAGCAGGTCGAACAGCGGACTGAAGATGACAACCAGCTTGGCGATCACCATCGAGAGGTTGTACGCCACGACAGCCAGCTTCATCACGTCACGACCGAGGCCCGACATCAACTCTTGGTTCTCCGCGATCATGCGGAGCATCCACTGGAAGAATTCGATAGCCCCAGATCCGATAAGGCCGGCGAACCGCTCGGTGAGCTGTGAGACGGACTCACCGTTTTCGTTGATGATCTCGGCAACCTCTTCGAGACCACCGCCGAAGGCTTCACCGAGGTCGAAGAGCGTGTCATCGAACTGAGTGAAGCCTTCAATTTCATCTGCAACCCCGGACAGCATATCCGGAGCGCGGTCGAAGAATTCGGACTGGATCGGTGCGAATTCCTGTGCGGCGGGCTGGAACGTCTCGAACAGTTCGCCCTTCAGTTCACGGAATTCCTGCTTGGCGTTCTGAACCGATCCCGCCATCGAGTCTGCGTGACCGATCAGGCCGAGGCCGAGGATTGCACCGCCAGCGACAGCGACAGATCCCATCGCCGCCGCGAGGCCCAGCACTTGGGCACCCAGCGCGACAGCGACTGGGATCAGCGCGGCAAGCAACTGCATATACTTGCCCATCGTCGGGCGAACCTTCCGGAGGACAGATCCGAGATCGCCGAATTCCTCCTTCAGTTCGCTCCCGACTTTCTTCGCCGTCTTCAGGTTGATGCCGTCTCCCTTGCTTCTCGGGAACAAGCCGTCACTCTCGTAATCGGTGAATCCGGGGGTCGCGCCCCGCACATCGGCCAGTTCTTCGTCACTGAGTTGACCCATCCGGGTCCGGATCTGCGATACAGACTCCGTGCCGAATTCACCACGCTTGCCGATGGCCCGGAGCATATCTTCGCGCTCCAGCCCGGTTTCGATGTTGTTGAGGTTCTGGAGGCTCTTCAGACGACCGGGTTTCATGCCCAGCGGGTCGAGATCCTGCTGTTGCATGAAGTCGCCACCGTAGAGGTCAGCGAACCGCTCTCGCGTTTCCGAGAAGTCGGTGTCAGAGTCGTCCGACCCGAGATCGAGGTTCTTCATCTCCTCGATCTCGGAGCTACTGAGCCAGTGCTTCCGCCGTCCGGTCATGTCCGGACCTTCGAGGCCGAAACCACGGTCAACGCCCAGTTCCAGATCACCGTCGATCAGTTCACTGGGGATGTCCAGATTTGCCGCCGGGTGTTCCCGTTGCTGAACCGCGTTGTGGAAGTCCTTCTGAAGCGTCTGAAGGTCACTGTCGCGGTTCCAGAAGCCACGGACTTCACCGTAGTCGAGTCCGTTTCGCTCTTCGATCTGCTTAATACGTCGTAAAAGAGGGTGAGCAGAGCCAGACCCGTCAGCGGTAGTGATGTTCTCGTCGTCGTCCAAGAACCTCGGTACGTTGAACGTCAGGTCAGACGTTTTCGGGGGATCAGACCCCGTACTGTTGCTGTTGTTGACGTTCCCGCTGACATCGACATCAATCTCTTTTTCGAGGGCTTCGTCCAGCTTATCGGCGACGTTATCGAGGTCTTGGACGAAGTTGAAGTTCCCCGTGTCGATCCCGTCCAGTGCATCAGTGAAGCTGTTGATCTCTTCAGTGATGTCAGACAGGTCGGCATCGATGTCGATGTCGATGTCGTTGGCAATCATCTCAAGCCCCTTGAGCGAGGCCGCGACTTGGCCGATAGAGCCAGTTGCTCCACTTGCGTCTACGTCAAGTTCGATTTCTACTGCCATCTAATGGACCTCGTGGTCGGGGTTGAGTTCTTTGTTCACGAAGCGGATCGTCTCTGTTTCTTGCGTGTTTCCGCCCTGTGTGCCGCCACCGGCACGGGAATTCCGAGTTGGACTGTTCCCTTGCCGGGCCTGCTCACGTCGCCGTTCTTTCTCTTCCTGCTCTTTCTTCGCCGCGTAGTCGAGAACCTGATTCTGGAACGGAGTCAAGTCGCCGAGATCGGAGACACCCGGAAGGTCGGTGATTCCCTGTGACTGTTCCTCGATCCGGCGTTTGAATCTACTCGCCGCCCCCGTCTCGGCGAAACTTCTCCGCCGTCTCCGCGTCAGAAGACATTTCCATGACGCGCTGGGCGATGACGAGCGACTTGCCGCCCTGAAGCATCTTGACGATCTCTTTCACACCCTCTTTGTCTTCACCCTTGGCGATTCCCTGTTCGGTGTCGATGCCGAGAACCGCCGCTTGGTGCATGATCTCTACGAATTCACGGTCAAATTCGCTCGGGTCGATGGTATCTGTCTCTTCGTCCCGTTCCTCTTCGAGGGCTTCCTGCGCCTCTTCGGGGTCGATCCCGATCCGCTCTTCGAGGAACCCTGCGATGGGCAGGAATTCGGGGTCAGTGAGAGGGCGAACGAACAGTTCGCCATTCTCCCCGTAGTAGGTGAAGTCGATTGTCTCGCGGTACTCACGGCCACGAAGGGCCATCTCTCGAAGCTTGCTGATGTTGGGGCTGTCGCTGGAATCTGCTGAAGTGTCAGACATGGATAGTTTGTCTCGGTAAGGAATCGGTGGGCTAAACGGTCAGAAAGCGATGCTCAGTTAGTTCGGCTGGTCGGACGCGCGGTCCATCGCAACCCAGTCGAACGCGGTTTCAGTCTCCGACTCTTCTCGGACCTCGTACTGCTCGGAGTTGACCAGACAGGTCTGGTATCGCTCTGGCTCACCGTTGATGTCGTGGGTGATGTTGATCGAGAACGGCACCGGGACACCGTGGTCGTCGTAGAGGAATTCCGAGATGGGAACGTCAGTCTCGCCGCCCTGCTCGCTGTCAGGGAAGCTCTTCGTGACGCGCGACCCCTTGAACATCATCGACCCCGAGTAGGAGATCGCCGTGATCGAGTAGCCGTTCGCCTTCAGCGAAGACTCTCGAACCTGGTTGATCTCGACTTCCTTCGTGGTGTCCAGTCGGGAAATCGGGATCTCGATGAAGCCGGCATCACCATCGCCCTGATCGCCGCGAGAAACGACGAGAGTGATCTGTCCAGCGGATTCGATACGGTCAGGCTGTTGGTTGCGTGCCATAATGAGTTAAACCTTGAGAGTAGAGTCTTACTGGCCGTCGCTGATCGTCACCGTGTTCCGGATGAACCGGAGCGGTTCGATCAGATTCACGTCCATTTCGAGGCCAGCAGTCACGGAATCCTCCTTCAGGATGTTGATGTTGTAGCTCTGAACCACGTTGGACTGCTGAAGCTCAGAGAGGCTGTCATCAACCATTCCCTCCAGAGTGTTCCGGATCGTCTGGCTGTTCAGACGACCGATGAAGGGGCGCTGGTTCCGCCGAGTCGTCTCGATGATGTAGTCGGCGGCGAGGCGGTTGAAGCCGTACCTCATGTTCTCTTCGTCCGTGTTGTTGTCCGTGACCGTGGTCGGGTCGTCAGCAACACGCGCCCCGTTGACTTCATCCGCGAGCGGGACGATGTTCTCGTCAATCAGGTCCCCACGCTGACTCCGATTGAGGCTGTGCATCAGCCGCTTGTCAGTGTCGAACTTCTTGTTGATCGGCGTGTCTTCGAGGCCGAGGTCGGCACGCAGGCCGGCGTAGGCCGCCAGCGCGGACGATCTATCCTCGAAGCGGGTGGGGTAGACCAGTTGGGTTCGGCTGTCGTCGTAGCTGTGGGTGAACGAACTGGTCTGCGACTTGTCGATGTAGATCGAGGCTCCGCCGACCATGATCGACAGATGGTACTCTTCTTGCGCGGCGTTGACATCCGTCGAAGCGTCCTGCACGACAGAAGCCGTCTCCGCCAGCGGGTAGATCTGATCGACCACATCGCCGGAGTTGTCGATCAGCACATCCAGTGCCGTACCGTAGTCGAAGTGTTCGTAGTCAAACGTCAGACTGGTGGACGGAACGACACTGATCTCTGCCTTTGCATCGACCGGGTTGACGTAGCACTCGCCGTCAGCCGGCGAATACGTACTCACGTCGTCGTAGACGATGTTGACCGTCTGCTCGGTCGAGTCCAGCGTGACAGTGATCGAGTCCGCGTCTTCGCGGATCGGTGCGTTGTCGAAGCTGACAGTCGTCGTTCCCGTTCCGCTGTGGTCTTCACCAGTGACCGTCGTCCCCTCGGCGGCGACTGCGAGGACCGGCATCGCACCCTCTCGGAGCGCGTCAACGATCCCCTCGGTCAAGAGGCTCGAACTGGTAGGACCGAACCACTCCACAGCGGTCGAACCACGAGTCACCTCGTAGACCTTCCCGGTGTCAGCCGGGTTGTCAGCGTTGCCGAGGTCTGCCTGTCCGATCAGTGCGATCTGGTTTGGTGCGGGACCGTTGTTCTCGACTGCGACCGAAGAAGTGAGGTCCGTAATGATTCCGGGTTCTCGGGTGTTACCGTATTGAATCATGTAAGATTAGTGAGTTAGGGGGTAAACGCGAAGCTGTCAGTGATCTGCTCGATTGGCTCGTGCGGCGTGTCGTCAGGCGTGAGCGTGACGATGTGATCGGCGTGGAACCGAGCCGAAACCAGTAACTCGGCTTCTCTCGGCTCCGTAAAGGTGAAAGACGGATTCCCTCCCCCAGACAGGTTCACCTCTTTCACATCTTCATGCAGAAGCGTGGGGTACTCCCGTAGCGTGCGGATGTGGGATTTCACTTCGTCCTTGAGCGAAACGGCGTCTACTTCGCCCGCTTCTCGGACCAGAAATTCGACTCTCGTCCTGAAGTCGAACCGTAGATACCGCTCAGACTCCAGGTTTCCGTCGTTGTCGATGTCTTCCACCGAGGTCCCTGCGTAGGGAGAGTTGTGGATGTTCTTGTCACGGGTGTCCCAGTCGTCAATCAAGACAACCGGGACTGGACGCTCGTCTTCGAGTCCTCGCGTAGACACCTGAACTGAGATCCGAGAAGCGAGGTACTGCTGAAGGCTGGAGATCAGCGTCTTTTCATCCATCTACTTCAACCCCTTTCGGCGTAGCTCTCGCTCCATCTCCCGCTCGATCTTCTTCTTGGCGTTCACCGTCTGGTTCCGCATCTTCGCTTCCGCGACTTCTACGAACTGAACGCCGGGATACCCCTCGTCCTTGATGTGCTTCGCAATAGCGAAGGCCGCGATCACTTCGGCAGTGCCGTACTCTTCGGCCAGTGCCCGGATCTCCGGGTCCCAGTTGTCGAGGTCCGCCGCTTCAGCAGACGCTCTGGCGGCGGCGTTCGGAGCAACCTCCGAGTCGATCCACGGGAGGATGTCTTGGATCGAAGGCGTCGAGCCAGTGATCTCACCAGCCGGTGCGAGGCCCTTGTCAACGATCTCGGCGTGCGGAGCGACGTTCCGGATCGTTCCCGACCAGTGGTAGTACCGATGAAAGTCAGGCGGGGACTGCTGGAACCCACGCTTCACGTCCTTGTTCCAGACTCGGCCCGCCGACATCACAGCATCTCGGGCGGCCTCTTCGCCCTTATCGAGAAGATAGTCTCCCGCTTCCTCCAGACCCTTACTCAGGCCGTTTCGGAGAGCAGAACCCACGCGGTTAGCGCGTTTGACATCCTGCTCGATGGTGATGCTACTCTTCATCGTGAAGTACAGGCTCGCCGAAGAATTCGACGTGAGTTTCGTACTTGGTGTGCGATCCGACTTCGTAGACCGTGCCATCGTAGTCGATACGATCCTTTTCAGCGGGTGGCGCAGGCTGGTTCTCGCCGATGGGAACCATGAAGACGGGCTTGTCGCCCGAGAGATCCCCTGCGTTAGATTCCGTCTGCGTGTTCCGGTTCGGATACGTTCGAGCGGCAATTACCTGCCGGTCGAACGTGTGATCGTCGGTCGGATTACCGAAGTCGTTCGTCGCGCCTTCAGATCGGACCAGTACGTCCACTTCTCGGCCAAGACGATAGAGTTGAGCCGCGAAGCTCATATGTCGGAGGACCCAGCACCACTGTCTTCTCCGCCACTGTACGTCGCTGGCTCGTAATTCCGGTCAGATCGACCCGACGACGAAGCCCGGAACATGGTGCTGACGCGCACGTTTCGCAGTGCGTCGTAGGCGTTCCGGTGCCACGTCGTCACGTCATCGTCGGCCTTCGCCAGTAGATCTTTCTTGTCTACTGCGCCAGCCTGAAGATCCTGTGCGTCCAGTTCACCGAGTTGAACCTTGACGTTCAAGCAGGTGAACCAGTACAGCGCGTTGTTCGCACTGTTGTTCTCGGCGGCGAAGAAGTCGAAGCTCGGATCGAGAGATTTTTTCTGCCTGATCTGTCGCTTCGCGTTCTTGAAGGCAGTATTCAGGCCGTCGTTGGACAGAGTAAGCGTCGAAGTCTGCCCAGTTTGCTCCCGCACTTCAGACTTGAGATCAGATTCGGTTTCAATCATGATAGATTAGACGGCCTGAACAGGCCAGTTACTTGACGTTGGTCGCGTTGACCTCGACAGCCGCGAGCGGATCGGCCATCCGACAGCCGTAGTCTGCCGTGGCGTTCGCTCCGAGAAGGTCGCCGGGCGACCGGACGAGCGCACCGTTCGGTCGCGTGACCTGAACGGGGCGGTCTTCGAGGAACTTGACAGGCGCACCGTTGTTCGCCTGCGTGACGTACATCTTGTTCCCGGCCATCCACGGTGACTCGATGATGCTGACCCCATCAATCACGATGTCGAGATCCTGCACGTCGGCGGAACGCATCCCGGTCGCCATCGGAACGTGGTACTGGGCGTCCCAGGTGATCTCGTCGCGGAGATTCCGCTTAAATTCGTTCGAGACGAGGGCGACGAACGGACCTTCCATCCCGTGGTGGGTCAGCTCACGCTTCGCCTCTTCGACGTGCTTGTGAGCTTCGTAGGCGGTGTCGTCCGTGCCGTCAGCATCGAACAGGGAGTCGGTGTCCGTGAAGACGTGGTTGTGCGAGTTGTCGAACTCGTACTCGCCGTAGTCACGGACATCGTACCACGCGCCGGAACCGTCGATGATGCCGTTGACCAGCGTGGTGTAGATCAGTTGCTCCTCGGTGTTCTTCGCACCAGTCAGGAGCTTAGTCAGCTTGCGAGCGATCTCGTCAGACGGCGTGTTGCGGACGTACTTCTGGGACATCCCCAGCGACTTCGAGAACGTCCGCGAGCGGATGGTCATCCACTTGCCGTCATCCTCTTCGGCCCGCAACGAACGGGGCTGTTCGCCTTCGGCGATCTCGTCCCAGTAGACATCTGCGTGTTCTGCGTCTTGGAAGAACGTCTTCTCCGAGACGGTTTCCGCGAAGATCTCGCGGAACGGCTTGTCGGCGTCGTTGTAGCGGTCGAAGAGAGTACGGGCCATCTCCAGAACGTCGTCCAGAGAACGGCCATCAGCAGTGTGAAGTTCGTGTCGGCGTGCCATGAGTTAGTTAAGAGTTGAAGTCGAGTAGTTGAGTCTTTTACACCGTGTCGTAGCCCGACTCGACATCGAGCAGGAGACGGTCCTTGTTCACGTTCTGCGGGTTGACGCCATCCTCCATCGGAGAAAGGCTGACACCGAGAACCTGAACGGCCTGACCAGCGGTCGAAGGCTTCGTCTGCGTGAAGCCGCCACCCACGTCCAGATAGACGGGGCGACCCCAGTCGAAGCTGGTATCGTCGTCGTCGTTGACCATCTCGACACCGTACTTGATGAAGACGGCCCGCTCGCCGGTCAGCGTGCGGTTCTCTTCGTTGTAGATCTGCTCCTCGATGTCATCCCACGGATGGCTGGTGATGTTGGAGTAGTCGTCAGGCAGAACCTCACGCGGGAAGAGGACTCCCAGCGCGGGGACCGGCCCGGTTCCGGCCTCGTTTGCTGTCTCGCCAGCGTCAGCGGCGACGAGCTTCGGTTCACTTCCCGAGTTGTCGATCCCGACCGGGACCCCCTGGTTCTCACCAGTGATCTGGACGTTATCGATGCCAGTTCGGTTGAGCGGCTGTTCCTCGCCAGTTGCGATGTTGAAGTCAGTCATGTAGAACGTACCTCAGTCCAGAGCGATTCCCTGAACCTCAGAGAGATGTTCGTCTGCGAATTCCTTGTCCGGCTCGTCATCCGGACTGGGCGAACGGGTGCCGAAGTCATCGAAGTCATCCGGCTCGGTTTCGTCGTCGGCCTCGTCGCTCTCACCGAGGTCAGCGACGAATTCTCGCCAGTCTCGGAGCTTCAGGAAGCCGAGATCCGACAGTTCGTCTTCCGAGAGCGGAACCTGATCGAACTGTTCATGCTCCGTGATCTCTTCGATCAGTTCGTTGACGGACTTGTTGAATTCTTCAACACCTCCGTCAGTGTCTTCGACAGCTTCGACCGCTCGCTGGAATTCTTCGACGTTTGCTTCCTGTGCCTTCTGGAACTTTGCGATCAGTTCACGAAGTTCGTCTTCGCTGAACTCGCTCAGGTCCTTCTCGACAGTGACTTCGCTGAAATTCAGATCCATGTTAGAGTTGGAAAGTGCGCGTTTCGATGTCTGCATCAGCACCCCGGTTCTCGCCACGTTCGCCGTCTTCGGACGGGTCATCGACCTGGATGCTCTTTTCAGTGACAGAGAAGGCCGCGCTGTTACCATCCTCGTCACTGATTTCGACTTCACTGACGGCCTCTGCGAAAGAAGTGTTGACACCGCCGTCATCGTATCCTCCGGGGAAGTTCACAACAGAGAATTCTCGGAACTTCCCGTCTACCATCTCTGGTTCGCCGTCATCGTTCACTTCTGCCTCGTAGTTTGGGCCGAACCCGAGAGATCCATCCGTGATCTGCGGCGGGTTGTGCGTGTACCGCGAGATCGCCTCCTGATGATTTTGCGACCCTTCGACGTTTGGGGTCCGCGCCATCACCATCAGCTTGCCCAGTCGATCAGAGAACCAGACGTTCTGGACGGAGCCGATCTTCGCCCACGAATTCTTGCCCTGATGGTCTTTCAGATGGATCGCGTCGTCGTAGTTCTTCTCGGCGACCTTCTTCAGGAAATCTTCCGTGATCCGGACGCCGTTCCGACGCTCGGGCGGTCCCGGCTCCATCGCCTCGAAGATTACGTCAACGCTTTCGAGATTGTCGTTTTCGTCGTAGTTCTCTCGGACACCGTGTTCGTTGAAGCCAGTACCAACCCGCTTCTCGAATTCACTGTGTCCGAAGTCCAGTCCGTCACCTGTCTGTGCCGAGAACGAAAAATCCTCGTCGATTTCAAGTGCCATTACAGAATTTTGAGCTTCGAGAGCTTGTCCATCACCCAAACGCCGACAGCCCCAATTCCCGCCGTAGCAATGTTAATGATCGTCGTGTTTCGCTTCACACGAGATTGCAGATCATCAATATCTTTGGCGTTTCCATTGACCTTTTCGTCCAGCTTCGTGACCTTCCGGTCAATGTGTTCGCTTCGTTCTACGATTACGTCCAGTTGAGAAGTAGAACCCTCAACTTCACTTTGAATCTGTTTAAGAACCTCAGAATCGTCCATCGTCAGTTTTCATCTTCGGTTACTGCCTTCTCGTTGCGTCCGGACGAAGAATCACTCTCACTTCCACCTTCACGTCGCGTTACCTCCCCGCCGGAAGATTCTGTTCCACCCTCCGTATCAGTTGGTCTTCCGCCGCTTGGGTTCTGGATGTCGTCACCCAGCGAAGCAAGCTGGCGGAGAATCTTCATCTGATCGTCCGAATCCCAGAAGTCAGGGATCTCTTCAGGGTCGATTCCAGCACGTTCAGCGAACGCTTCGATCTTCAGGACGCCGTTGTTCAGTAGTTTGAGAAGCTTGTCGATCTCTAGCCGCTTCTCGGAGGAACTATGCTCGCCGAACTGGAATTCCGGCACCGCGTTCTGGACCTCTGCGTCCAGCCCCGCACTCTCCGTCAGCAGTGACATCAAGATCTGGGACTCAACCGCTGACTGGACGCGCTTCTGAAGCCGAGTGACTCGCCGCTTGAACGACGGCATCGTTGCAGTGGCCTCGCCCTGGCCGTCTGAATCCATGTTCATCAGGATTCGCGGGACACCGAGGCCCGTCACGACCCGGTTCTCCAGGTGAGTGAACGTTTCTTCGAGCTTCATTGCCCCTGCTGTACTCGACGTGGAAGTCGTCCCGATGACTTCGGTGTCCACGTCGTGGGGCGCGGCCAACATCGTGTCCGGTTCGATGTTTTCGACCGTATCCATCCAGTTCTGGGTCTGCTCAGGCGTCCACTGGTTCTCGTCGTTCCCGAGCTTCCAGAGGATCGGCGGATACGCCTTCGTCGCAATGAACCGAGCGTAGTCGATCTCCATGTCGCGGAGCATATCCGCGACTTCTGCAATCGGCTCGATCAGCGACCGCCCGAAGTCGTCCTTCGGGTGCTTGTCGAAGAACAGTTCGGCGACCTCGTGCGGTTCGTATCGGATCTCGTTCGATCCCGTCGCACCAGAACTGGCACCCTGCGCGGCTTCCAGCTTGTAGAACTTCAGATTCCCGAACTTGTCTTCCTTCCGCTTCATATCTTTCGTCGGAAGGAGTTTCGGCTTGAACTGGCCGTTCTCCACGACCAGTTCCATGAAGGCATGACCGTCGATGATCGCGTACTGAACCCAGTCCACGAACACCGTCCAGAAGTCCGAGGATTCCAGCAGACGCCGGAGCTTCTGAATTGGGGTCCCAGACCCCGTACCAGATTCCTCGCCGTCAGCGGGCATCTCCTCGTCTTCTGGCCGGCCCGCTTGCACAGCCTCACCTGCGACCCCCTGTTCCATCGCCGAGGAATAGGACCGAGAAGCGATGTTGAAGCCGTCGCCGACGATCCAGTCCAGCAACGTCATCACCGCCTCGTTGACGTGCGGATCGGTGTAGGCGATGTTCCGGTGATCTTGGATCTTCTCTTCTGGAGCGGACTCCGCCCGCTCTCCACCAACAGACGAACTACCGCCACCAGTGGAATCTCGAATGACTCCTTTAGGAGAAGTCGCGTAGAAGTCCTTCTCCCGCTGTTGCGGAGTAGGAGCCGTGAAATTCTGCTCTTCGTTGGTACTCATGTACGTTGATGTCGCCGATTGTATCGTCTGTTGTCCGACACGATTCCGCTCACCGTCGTATTCTGCTCAACGCGGCCATCTGACCCGTTGATCTTCGTGAACATCGACCGATCCACCGAATTGCCGTCTCCAGACTGTGAATCAGCGCGAGGCGGGGAATTCTGGTAGCCAGACGTGTTTTTCCGCTGTTGAGGCGTTGTTTCCCTATCAGCGTCGAAATTCGGCGGGTACGCCCCCAGCACGAGGGCCATCGCCAGGTCGTCACGTCCGTCAGGCGAATTTTCCTTCCCGGTGAACTTTGGCTTCGAGGTTCGGTGGGATTTCTTCTTGACAATCGCCTTCAGTTGACCCTCGATCAGGTCGTTCTTGTTCTGAACCAGCGTGAGAAGGTCGTTGTGAAGGGCGTAGTTGAAGTCGCCCATCATCTCTTCGATCTTCTCTTTGTTGTCGAAGTCGAAGCCCTGCGCCCGCCGGCCCAGTACCTTGTTGACCTCGTTGTTGAATCCCTCGCCAACGCCGGTCTTGTCCAGATAGACCTTATCGACGCCCATGTTGTCTGACAGGCGGTTGATGTACTGCGCCATGTCAGACGGGTTCTCGGGGCGACCGTCGATATTCAGCGCACGGAGATCCTGTTGGTCAAGCACCGTGTGGAAGCGGAGCAACCGCCGAGGACCGTCATGCTCGAACACCGCGATGGCGGTATTGTCGTTCCCGCCAGCCGCCACGTCCACTCCCATGACCATCTTCCCGCCGTTCCGGGCGTGCGTGGCTGGGTGGTGGATGTATCCTTCCTGCTCGCCGCGCTGAATAGCGCGGTCGATACCGTCTTCGTAGAAGAATCGGTATCTGTCGGAGACAGTCTGGCACAGGTACTCCTGTTTGAAGCCTTCAGGGTCCCGCTGGCGGTCTTTCTCCGCCGCTTCCATGTTCTGGTACGGGTTCGCCGGCTCGACACCCTGCTCGATCAGGCTCTTCTCTACGTCGATCTCGTCCGCGTTCTTGAACGAGGGTTGCTCGATGGAGATGATCCCGTTGTCCCCGTCTGGAGAACCCCGCTCCATGTCGTTCATGAAGAGGTCGTTTTCCGTGTTCGGGGTCGAGATCTGGATCGTATTGGCGTCTCCCAGCGCGACGAACGGGGAAAACGCCCGCATTGACTCTTCTTGGTCATCCAAGAAGGCCATCTCGTCTATGAAAAGGATGTCAGCCGAATCTGCGCCCCGAGAAGTGTCGGGGTTGCCCGCGAAGGCCATGATCGTCGCGTTGTTCGGCAGTTCAATCTCGTCCGTGTTGTCAGTCGGACAGGTATCGCGGTCGAGATCGAGCCGTGACCACTTGATGAGGTCGTAGATGTCGTCAATCCGATCCTTCGCTTGCGACTTCGACGGTCCCGTGATCGCTATGAACGAGTGCGGGTTCAGAAGCGCGTAAGCGAGGATCGTGAGACACGCGACGAACGAATAGCCGGTTCGCCGGCCCTTCAGTACGGAAACAGTAGACGCTTCGCCGTACCAGAGTGCGTGGATGAACTTTCGCTGGTACGGCGTCAGGTTCAGTTCCGTGACTTCTTTCGTTTCGAGGTCACGGACCCGAAAAATGTCCTCGATAAAGAGATCGGGACGGTTGTTCCATCGCTCTAAGAGTGCTTCGGCGTTATCGAGCGAGCCTGAAGACTCGGCGATGGTGCTGGCAAGTTCATCTTCCATCAGTTGGTATCTCGTAGTGCATCCTTCTCGGCGTAGATCCAGGCAGAATCACTCCACGCCTCGAAAAAGCCGGTCGGCTCGCCGTCTCTGTCCTTCGTGACGACCGACACGACCTTCTCGGGGCGTGCGTTCACAACGCCACTGCCTGCGACAGATCTACTCGCTGACTTCCTCGGTCCCATCGCCCGGTAGATCAGACTGGTAGCCGAGC